CTCGCCGAGCGCTGCCGTGTCGGTCGGGATGTCGAGCGGAGAGCCCACGTCGACCACCGCGCCGGACGAGGCGATGAAAGCGCGCTGACGCCCCACCAACTGCGCGACACGCTGCCGGTGACGAAGTTCCTCGGCCTGACCACGCAGCACCGCGTCACGCGCGCGCATCTCGGCGACACGTTGGTTGTGCAGATTGATCTTCTCGGCGTTGCGCGCGGCCTGGATCTGCGAGTAGGCGGTGATCGCGCTGGCCGCGACCGACGTGTAGACGGCTGCTGCTGACGCCGCGCCGCCGAGTGCTGCAACACCCATCAGTCGTCTCCGTCGCCAGTTATGGCCAATACTTCCAGCGGATGGAGCCCAAGGGGCTCTAACAGAGGTGGATCGCAGCGGATTTGTGGGTTATCCGTGGCGTCGATCGAATGGCGCGCTCGCCGAACAGGACGCAACCTAATCTCGTCGCCATCGAGTAGCGTCCGATACAACTCTTCTCCCTTCAGGAGACGCACTGCTCGCGCCCCCCGTACTCGCCGATTACGAACTCGTATCCCAGTTGGTTGGGCCGCGGGTCAGAGAACTCGAACCCGAGCCACTTCGCCCAGCGGATCGCCTTCGCGTACCTCGCGTCGACCATGATGACGAGCCGAGGCGTGGTGCTCTCCATGATCGCGATCGATGCGCGACTGAGGCGCAGGAACTCTTTCTTGTGGTGCTGGAGGGCTCGCCCGGTGAAGAGCCACGGGAGCCCGGTACCAGCGACCGGATCACCAATGACGAGCCCCCAGCATGCGATCACTTCTCCGCTCTTCTCGTGAGCGGCCCACGCGCGGCAAGAGCGCTGGTGCATCTCACGCAAGCACGCGAGCGCCGTCGGGTACCCGGAGCGCTCGATCTCCAGCCTGTCCTCCTCGCGCAGCGTGTAGGTCAGGCGCACGAGGTGGTCGTGGGTAAGCTCCGAGCACACGACCTCGTCGCGCACGATCTCAGCGGTCGGCAACTTCCACCTCCGTGGTCAGCGACAGGATGGTGAGCGGCACCGGCTTGTTGACGCGCAGCGCCACGCTCTTGTCGATATCCCAGTTCCCGCCCACGAGCGCATCGAGCACGACACGGTTGCTCGGGCTCTGCACGCCGTAGTCGTCGGCCACTGCGCGCTCGACCGCCTCGACCATGTCGGTGAAGTCCTCGCCGACGAGTACGCTCAGCGCGTCCTTGACCTCGACGCCCGCGGCGCAGATGCTCTTGTCGCGCAGCATCGCTGTGCCCTGCCTCCCCTGCAGGTAGACGGGCAGCGCCTTGAAGTCGCTGACGAACGGGAGCCCGACCGTGATGTTCAGCCCGTAGATGCCCTCTGCGAGCGACAGGCTGCCGTCGAGCGCCACCGTGCCCTGCGCATGCGTCGCTCCATCGACCAGGATTTCGACCGTCTCGCCCTGCAGGTGCAGCAGGCTCGGGCTATCGATCGAGGTCACCGCGCGACCGTTCATCTTGCCGACGAGAGCCTGCAGGTTGCCGGGCACCGCGAGCTCGGGCTCGACCGTGAGGTTCGTGTCGTCAATGAACGCGGTGACGAGCACGCGCAGGATCTCGCCCGCCGAGCCCGTGATCTCGATCTGCTTACCCACGTCGGTCGGCTTGAACCTGCCGGTCAGCGTCTGCGTCTCGCTGTTGAATGCGGTGTTCGTCACCAGATTCAACGACTCTCCCGCCTGCCATGTCACGCCACCGGTCAGCGTGCCGGGCCCGCCAGCGACCTGCACGTCGGTCTCGATCGTCCCGTCGTAGAACAGCGCGCTGTCCGCGTAGGCCGACTTCTCGATCGACACGTTGCGCTCGTGCAAGCGCTCGATGTAGCGCTTCGTCACGCCGTTGATCGTGCGCTTCACGAGAATGTACGTCGCGTCGATGCCGCCCTCGGGGATCGAGCACACGCTCTCGACGACGCCGTCGGTCGTGTGTCGGTGCCAGCCCCAGACGTTGTGCTCTCGCACGTAGGTGAGGCCGAGTAGCGCGCCGTCGGCCCTCACCATCCAAACGGTCTTGTCGGGCTTGTGAGCATACGCCCACTCCTCGATGTCGTAGTCCTCGAGTAGGTGCGACGACAGAATTGAGAGGTCCCGATTGGACTCGGCGGACAGCGCCTCCTCCAGCGTGTACTCCCTCACCTCTCGGGAACCCTCGGTGGCGAAGAGGACCGACCGTCCGATCGTCAGAGGGTCGAGCCACGAAGAGCCGTATCGGGTCCGGGGTTTCATGTCGAAGCTCGAGGGCGTGAGTGGGCCGCCCTCCGCTCCGGTGATCGGCCACTCCGCTCCTGCCGTGAACGCGACGAGCGCTTCAAGCTCGACCAGTGCGCGGATCTCGTCAAGCTTCTTCGAGGCGAGTTGCAGGATGACCGCGTCGTCATCGCGCGCGGGCGCGCTCACATCGAAGTTGTTGAAGTCGCCGATCTGCGACGCCTTGAACGTCGAGCGTTCGACGCTAAACCCGCCGAATACGAGACGCTGCTCGAAGTACTCGACGCACGACGGGTAGGTCGGCATATCCTGCGCGGAGGCGTCCTCGGTCCACGAGACTGAAATCAGGGTCGAGCTACCACTGCCAGTATCCACCACGCGAAACTCTGCGCTATCGGCCAACGTGCCGTCAGCGGGGTCCCAAACACCAGCCTGTGTGCGATAGAACGTGATCGGCTCGGTGATCTTCGACGGCCACGTTAGCGTGCTGTCGGTTCCTATCGTAAACCACGGGCTAACGCTGTCGACGCGCGCCTGCACGCTGACCGTGGCCGTCTCTCCTGGGTTGAGAGTCGCCTCGTAGTTGAACCTGTACAACCGATCAAACGCTTCGGGGACGGTCACTTTTAATGCGACCCCCGAGGCCGCGAGCACCTGCTGTGTAGCGCCCGCCTCGGCCTCGGTGCCTGGCTTGGTGAACGGGTCGGTCTCCTGTGGCGGTGCGTCGGAGTAGTCGGGCAGGTTCGCCTCGTCGGTGAACTCCGCGTCCTTGCTGCTCCCGACGTAGCCGTAAATGCCGTTGCGGCCCCGGTAGATGTTGTAGCTTGCGGGCGTGTTGCCCGTCGTCGGGGCAGTCCATACGATCTTGGGCTTCGGGCGATCGGCGTAGAGCACGGCACTGGCGTCGGTGAAGACCGTGCTGCCGATGCTCTCGACACCACCCTTGTCGATCGAGGTCACGACCCACGACCACGAGTGCGCTTGGTGCGTGTCCGAGGTCGCTGTCCCCCACGAGAACCCACCGTCGAGCGCAACGGCCGTCGGTGGGTTGACCGGCTTGACCACCGTGTAGGGGATCAACTGCCAGTCGTCGTCGGCGAGCCGTCGAAGCTCGTGCGGCTGGTAGTTCGGGTGCACTAGCGTCATCACGTCGTTCAACTGCGCCCACTTCACACGAGGCAGGTCGGCGAGCGCGAAGGGCGAGACCAGTTCGAGCGGCGCGCCGATCGATGCACCATCGCGCCAGAAGCGCACGTACCGGTCGCCGAACTCCAGAACGTAGGCCTGCGACTCGTTGAAGACGAACGGGATTAGTCGAGCGCGGGCAGACACCTTCGCTGCGCCCACGTACTTCGATCCAGTACGTCGATGGAGCGCGCCGGTCGGGGCCACGACGAAGTTGAGGCAGGTCTTGACGGCCGTCGCGAATCGTTCGAGGTCGGCCCGGCCGTAGAGGTTGGGCGCGATCTCTCCGGTCGCGAAAGACGACTGGCGGATCTCGCTCGCCAACTCATCTCCTCGCCGCGATCAACGGCGGGTCTGGCTCCCCCTGAACCTCCTGCTCGCTGTCCAGCCGGGCCGCCTCCGCGCGAGCGAACCGGTACTCATCGAAGGCCACGCGCTTGCGTGCCGTGTCGACGAGGCCCGACGCCATCTCGCTCGCCAGCGATCGCGCCATCAGGCTCACGAACGACGAGGTCCAGTAGGCCACCGGCTTGTACTGCGCTGTGTAGACGAGTACCGCGCTCGCCGCGTCGGTGTAGAGCACCAACGAGTCGGTCGGGCGCTCGACCCGGAACTTGATCTCGTTCGCGTGGTGTCGCACCTTGACGCCGTCCTCGATGAACCGAGCCACGAGGAAGTCGTCGGGCAGCAGGTAGGCGTAGCCCCACTCCGACGGCGGGGCGGCTGAGTCCTGGGCCAGCGTCGCGCGCCTGCGAGCGAACGACCAGTCGGCCGCGCTCAGCGCATCGTCGCGCGCCGTCTCCCAGAACAGGTTGACCGCGCGAGCCTCGACCGTGTCGTCGGTCAGCGCACTGATCTGCCTCTTCACCTTGAGGTGATGCAGCGCCATGTTCGCGATCTGGACCTCGGAGAGCGGCATCGGCTACACCTCGTCGCCGCCCAGTGGCTTGCCCTGCTGGTACGCGATCTCGGAGAGCGTCATCCTCTCCTGGCGCTGCGCCTTTTCGGCCTGCAGTCGGATGAATCGGCGGCGTCGCGCGCGGAACTGCCGGACCTCGGGCCGCATGTGCTCGGGCTCGGGACCGATCGGGCCGCCGTCGAGAGGCACGAAGTGGTAGCTCGGCACGCCACCCGGGCCGCTGATGTCGATCTGGATCGGATTGTCCTCTTCGCGGAAGGTCCGCTTGTTGTGCTGCGCCGGGTACCACACTGCGTAGTGGTAGAGCGTGGTCTTCTGCTTGGCCTCGGGCTCGGGCTTGGCCTCGGGCTTCGTCGGCTCCCTCTTCGGAATCTCCGATCCGCGCGGCATGGGCGGTAAGTCCGCGGGCAAGACGTGCCGCCGAGTGCTGGTCTTCTTCTTCGCCATCGAGTCCTCCAGGGTGGGCGGGCCCCTCACGAGACCCGCCCGGTCAGGCTAGTGGAGATGCGCGCTCGCTCCGGGGAACTCCTCCTCGCCGTCGATGGCGAGGAAGCAGTCGACCGTCCCGGTTGTCGGGTTGGTCCCGGTCACGGTGTAGAGGACGCCCAGGAACTCGCCCCCGACCTCTCCGGTCGGAACTCCGATGACGAACTTCGATCCGGCCACGAGGTCGGCCAGCGCGATCACGCGCGAGCAGTGAGTGACGGGCGCGGTCACGAGGTCGGCCGCCGTATCGCTGATCAGTGCGATGGTCAGCGAGGTGAGAGTGTTGAAGGCCACGCTGACGTTGAACATCAACGTCATCTTGGGGCGGCCAGCGAAGTTGCCGTCCGCGAACGGGGCCTCCTTGACCACCGTGCTTGCGGCGGTCGCGGTGATTGCCTGACCGTCCGAGAACTCCAGTTTCTTGTCGACGTAACTCATTTCTTGCTTTCTCCTCTTCGGTTCAGGCTGGGTTAGGTGATCTCGGTCTCGGCGCTTCCGATCGCGTCGACCTCTTTCACCGGGATGCCCCAGAAGCTGAGCAGCGGCACCCCGTTCTCCAGCTTCTCGATCGTCAACTGGCTCGACGTGTCCGCCTTGGCCTTGAGGACGAGCGCTCGCTTGATCGATGGGTTGCAGTAGAACACTTGGTTCATCGCCGACTGGCGTAGCCGCAGCGGAACCGTGTAGAACGCCTGGATCATCAGGTCGACCATGTCGATGGTGCCCGCGATCGCCTCGCTCACGTCGATGTTCGCGATCCGCACGATGCCCTGCCAGTCCTTCATGTGCAGGCCGAGGCGTCGCTTGAACTGAGTGCGGTAGACGCGCATCAGTCGGTTGCTCGACCCCGATGCGTCTTCCTTCGTCTCCAGCCCGAGGTTCTTGACCTCCAGCCCGCCGTTCTGTCCCTTCGGGAAGATGCCGGTCAGCGTGTTCTTGCCCCAAGCGATGAACCACATGGAACTGAAGTCGGCCCCCGTGCCACCCGCGCTGATGATGTTCGCGCTGGTCCCGGCCGACAGGTCGTCGAATCGCGCTTCGAGCCCGAGGAACTTCTCGGGATCGGTCGCTGTGTCGCCGCTGAACAGTGTGTTCGCGACGGTCTGAGCGATTCCCTCGATGTGGGTCGATGCCTCGTCGGCGAGGAATGCCGCGCCACCGCCGTCGATGTTGTAGACCTCCTCGTCGATCTCCGACCAGTCCTCGATGATCCCGCAGGTGTCGACCACCTTCTTGCGCTGTGCCTTGGTCGGCAGCACGCCGTAGTTCAGCTTGCGCCACGCGGGAGTCGGGATGCCTGTGCGGATGATGCCCTGGTGCCCGGTCTCCATGTTGCCTTCCATCATCGGCATGTCGGAGGCGATCGGGTTGACCTTGTGCTGCATCTCCGCGACATCGCGGTCGACGCTGCCCTGAGGCGTTTTCGCGCTGACCACGTCCAATAGATTCGGGTAAATCTCGGCCATGATTGTCTCCTAGGTGACCACCGCCGAACTGGGCTTTGCCGGGTCCTTCCCGTATAGCTTTTCGGCGAATGTCCTCGACTCGGTACCGGCCGCGGCACCCGACCCCGCGGTCGTGTCCTCGCCGATCGCGAGTCGAACTTCGTTGAGTAGGTAGAGGAAGTCGTTGTTGTTGCCGTAGCCCGTGTCGTTGAGGAACTGGAAGAACCGCTCTTGTCTATCCTGCGGCAGTAGACGCTTGACCAGTTCGTGCGCGCCCTTCACGGTCGCCTCGAACTTGTCGCCGCCCATCACAGGATCTTCTCGCGCGTCCTTCTGCCACTCCGCGACACGCGCCGCGTGCGCCTCGACCTCCCGTTGCTGTACGTGCAGGTGCAGGTCGACCATCTTCTGCGCCGTCTCGTTGCTGAACCCCGCCTCCTTGAACGCGGGCGTCAGTGCCTCGACCACGGCGTCTTCGATCACCACTCCCTGCGGTAGCGTGAACTCGTACTTCTCGGGGACAGCGGCTGCCGCCGGAGCGTCGTCACCGCCTGTCGTTGCCGATCCGTCCGACTTACCACTCTCACTCGCTGCGGCACCATCCACTGCGCCGCTGCCCACAAGACTCGGCGCTGCTGGCGCTGCTGCTGGCGCTGGCGGGTCCTGAGTCGCTGCGGGCGTCGCATCACTCGCCGCCGGCGTCGTCGCTGGCGTCGTCTC